AGAACTTGGTGTTGATGGTGGCGTCGAGTTTGGCGTAGAGGTTGGCGTAGATTTGGGCACGGGTGGTGGGGATGGTTGAGATATGCGTGCGTCGCATTTTTTTTCAAACGTGACGGAATTGATTGTCCAGCTCATGGGATTTCCGTAGTCGTCGTGAGATTCAAACTGCAAAAATAAATCATCGCCGCAGTCTAGAATGTTGCGCCTCTGAGTAAAATTCAAAAATAACTTTTGTAAACGGATCGAAATAATTTTTTCAGAAAGACAAACTATTATATTGAGTGGTTTTTTCGTATCGAATTTGACTGCCGACACTATTTCCTTTCCCCAGTCATCCTGTTTCTTGTCGTTCAAAACAAATCTTTTTCTTTGCGTAGAATCTCTGAAGCTGCAATGGTATATAATTTCAGAGGCGTCGTCGTGATCATTCGGCAAGATACTAAATGAGAATCGACCATCTTGAACGACGTTTCCCCTTATCACAAGTTTTATTGTTTCTCCTTTTTTGATGTTTGGGAACTTCGCAAGTAAGTTTTCAAAATTCAGGGAAGCTTGCCAAGGCTCGTCCAAAATAGAAACAGGGCGCGGCTTTGCCTTTGGTTTTGCCTTTGGCAGTCTTCTTCCTACAAATGGCAGATTTTGGTTTTTGTTGACAAACGCAGTTTTTTCTGGGTAGAGCTGGCTGAGTCCGGACCCGACGGTACTCGGCGCACCCATAACCACGCATTCTGTGATCCCGGCTACCTTAGTCTTTGTGCCAAAGGTACACGCTTCAATTAAAACGTCGAGGGCTTCTTCGAAGGAAGCCCTTTGGATCGGCGTCGCTCTTGTTCTACCCATGCCATGTCGATTTATTGAATTGATGTAACCGTCAAAAGTCATGGCATTGATGACTAGCATGAGATGACGACACGATACACCGTCGCCAAGAACTTTAGTACATTCTCTGAAAAGAATATTTTGCACGCTTTCTATGCCATATTTGTGGTATGATTCCCAGATGTTATTCGACAACGTGTAATTGTGGTTTATATTCTTTAATTGCGATACGTATCTAAAATTTGACCCTGCGGTAAAAATAGCATATTCGCTTGTAATCACGCCAGTGTTCTTGTCAGCGATTTGTATTTGTTCAACGTGAGTTTGAGAAAATGAGGCATTGCCAGATATGGACACGTTTTCAAGCACAGATTTGCAGATTTCGTGAATAAATTTGTGTTTTTGATCTGTAGTTAACGCCGTCTTGCTCTTGAGCAGCGATTCTAAATCTTGTATTACAACAAAAACAGTCCATTCCTCGCAAACAAATGCTGAAGGAATCACGGTGAAGTTGTCGTTGTCAAAATATTTCCTTATGGCAGCGGAAACTTGCCTCGGACTTATTTTTTCTTTTTTTTCAATGTTGAAAGAGAAGCCAACTAGGTTTTTGTCGTCGTAGGATGAATTTTCTGCAATCATATATTTGAACAAAAATCGTTGCGTTAGGGACATGTAATCTGAGAGAGAATCTAACGTCAAAAATTCACAGACCTTGTGTACGTATTTTGACAGAGGTTTGTGAATAAACGAGTCGGAAATGCGCTTGACCGCGGAATAAGATTTGTTAATAGGGTGTTTCAATCTGATGCGCATGCTAGGCGTAGAAATGTTCACGGAACCATCCAAGATTTCTCTGAGTCTTGGCACGCCAGCCGTCACCAAGTGACAACCCTTGCCAGCCGAGTGAAACGTGTTGAGGGTCATCTGCATGATTGGTTGCGACAGCGATTGCGCTGCGACAGTTCCTGGCATGTAACCAGCACTAACCCTCGCTTTGAAGATTTTGTGTTTGACGACTTCAAAAAGTCCTGCGTCCATCCGATCGCCACACACGCTCAACATGTGTAATTTTACAAGATCCAGGCAGCTATTGCACTTGTCTTGCAGGGCATCGAGTTCTTCCATCCAATCCATGTTTTCTGAAGGCGTGAACATTTTGGAATTTATAACACGTTGAAGGTTGACGGGTACTTCAATTCGAGCGTCTAGAACATCCGTATACTTCATCATGTTTTTTTTTATTTTGCGCGTCAAAAGTATAGCTGCTCGGAAGTTTTGCTCGTTTGTAAATAAATGTTTCTTGGTTTCCCATAACTTTACCTCTTGCAGCACGGGACAATATACCGATTCTATTTTTTCAGCCGAAAAATTGTCTCCATAATAACTAGGCTGTAATATTTCTCCAGAATGCAATGTAATTTGACCAAAATAATTAGCTTGCGCAGACTCAATCATTTTTGAGACTCGCCTGCTAATGTATCCAGTTTGCGCAGTTTTTACAGCGGTGTCGACAAGTCCTTCCCTGCCGCCCATCAAATGAAAAAAAAATTCAGAGGGGACAATGCCTTTATTGTACGGATTTGTCACAAATCCGTGCGCTTCCGGCGAATGCTCGCCCTTTTCAAAACATGGAATTGTTCTTCCTTCGGGGTTTCCCGTGGAAAATATTCTCTGACCGGAAACCATTTGCATACCAACGCATCCAGATATTTGAGAAACATTGATTTGCGAGCCCTTGCTGCCAGAATCAACCATATCTAAGAGCCCATTTGCAAGCGAGGTGCTTTGCGCCTTGTTTCGCAAAAAAGATATCGCATTCAATGCGCTCTTGTCGACAGCCGTGGATAAAGAATTTATTATGTTGTCTTCTTTGTTTTTTTTGCTTGATTGCTTAAAATAGTTGCTAAGGATGTTCGAGACCGTATCAAAACATTCGTGAGAAATTTTGGTGTCTTCATAACTGCAGGTAAAGCCAACCAACTGTAAAGCTTTCAATGAAAGTCTCTGCATTTCGGAAATAAACGTGTTGCAATAATCCTTGAAATCTCGAGCTAAGATATCGATGAACCCACTGCTCGTTGCGCCGAGCAAAGCTTTATCCAATCTTCCGCATAAATGCACGCCGTTCTTTACCAAGACTATGTGATCATCCAGCCAGTTCTGCGCGTTATCGACGCCGCCGGCGGCAGCAGACTTATTTTTTTTTGGACCAACAAACAAATTGTCCGGTAGCAAAAGACTGATGAGTTGTTTTCCAGAATATAGAATTTGTGGTTTTAGAACAGCAGGAACGAGTTTGGAAAAATGTAGCCACTGGTTTCCCGAAATAGACGAAACGATTTGCATAGCATCTGAATGATTGACGAAAAAGCTCTTGGACGTCAACATCCACGACCCGAGCAACACGTCTTGAATCAGACCCAAAATCGGCTTGGACGCCTGCGGACTGATAAGATTTTTTGATATAGACATCAATTCTGCAGCTTCCGCCCGGGCTTCAATCGTCTGCAACGTATGCATATTCATTTCGTCCCCGTCAAAATCTGCGTTGTACGGCGTTGTAGCTTGCACGTTAAGTCTAAAAGTTTTCTGATGGGGAAATAATTTGACCCGATGCGCCATAAGTGAAAAGGCGTGTAGAGAAGGTTGTCTATTGAACAGGACTACATCGTTGTTGATTAAATGTCGCTCTACAACATCGCCTATCTGCAATCTTTGCACTTCCTTCATCAAGTTTTCTTCTTCTAAATATTTGATTTTGGTTTCGCGACCGTTGCGTAGGATAGAATTGCATTTTTTTTCAGACACTATTTTCTTTAACCACGACATGTTGTGATTCGTTACCTTTTCGGGAATTGATTGCTTTTCAGCCACAAACCCCGGAACACCGATTTGATCTAAATCTATGCATGCATCTGGCGATACAACAGATCTGCTCGAAAAATCAACACGTTTTCCGCACAGATTACCGCGGATCCGGCCTCGTTTTCCTTTCAATCTTGTAGAAATGGAACGAATTGTTGTGCTTCTGATGCCGCCACCGGGTTTTTTGGCGTGTTTAGTGTCGTTTAAAAGATACACCGATAAATGGATTTGCATTTGTTCCAGCAATTTTTCAAACTGTGGTGTCCTTTTCTCGCTACTTATTTCAGACTGCAACAGACTGTTTGTTTTTACAATGTCCTGTAGTTTCAGGGTTAAATCATCGTGACCACGTGTCCTGGAACTTTCGGTGCATGCAATTGAAGGACGCATGACCGTTGATGGACACAATAATACTTCAATGATAAAGTTTTCAGGTTTTGACGCATTCGGGCCTTTCGAAAATCCAAGTTTGTATAAATCTTCTAATTTTATATTTCGCAAAATGCTCAAAGCATCAGATGGGTAAAAACTTTGCATTGCAAATGATTTTTCTTCTTCGCTCTCAAATATTGAATCAATGTTTTTGTGCAAATTAAAATCTTTTTTGATACCCAATCCAACTCGAGAATAATTCGGCTGTGGTCCGCCGCAGTGAGGACAAATTTTTTTCAATCGACTTTCTTGGGAAATCGTAGCCAGTCGGCGACGCGCCTTGAACGTGTTTGATGGGATTTTTAAATCTTCTATCAGCAAACCGGAACAAAAAAAACAAGCGCACCGAAGCACGCGCAACGTGATCTCAATAAAAACCGGATTATAAACTGGAGCTGCCATTTCAATTTTCCCGCAATGCCCGGGACACAACGGCACGGCGTGTTTACAAGTTCCACAAACGTACCTCCTATCACTTGATCCCATGCGCATGTCTAAAACAGAATTCATCCTTGGCAGGCCGCGTTCGTACAGCATTGTTTCCGTGATGTTCACGACTGCCATAGATCTAATTTCTTCAGAGGAAAGCGCAACAAATTCGATCTCCTTGACATAATTATTGCCGTCATCTACCTGATTTTGGCTCATCCTCGCTCGCAGAACACTTCAAATTTGAAATTATTCGACTTATTTTTTTTTTGGAGATTTAAATTTTAATTTTTAGAAAACTAATTTAAGTTTGGAGCCGTTGAATCCAGGCTGAATCTTGATTCGTGGCAATCCACAGAGTCGCGTGTTTTGGGACCACAACGTACTTAAAAACATGTCTAAAACTTTTTTTTATGTCAAAATCAATATTTTCTAAATAATCGTACAGATATGGCTCACCAAAAAGCATTTGCTTTGAAGGTGTATAGTCCTGGCAGATGTCAAGAACGACAACGGTCTGTACGGAATGCGATAGGCGTTGTAACATGGATATGCGTGCTTGTTGCGGAACTTCGTGAAACATAAAAGATATAAACGACACGTCTATTTGTTCCAACTCGTAGTAATGACCGTTACCTAATTCGTATTGAATATTACTGGATTGCTTGCGTCTCGAAGCCACTTTGAGCATCTCCGCACTCGTGTCGATCCCAATCACCCGACAACTTTTGAATGAATTGGCCAAGGCTTCGGTTGAGAGCCCCGCGCCGCAACCAATATCTAGTATTGTTGCGTTTGAAGCGGGTAGGCACGGGAGTAAATATTTTTTGCATATGTGCGATCTTAAACTGTCCTTGTACACGCATTGATCTAAGGCAGTCGTAAAAATTGGCGCAACGTTAGCGTGAAACCAATTGTCGTTTCCAAACATATGAATTCTTGGATCTGCCCAATAAGGAGGTTGAGATTTTGGGGGCTCATAAAATTTAAGCCCCAAAATTGACCTAAAAAAAACCAACAATGAAATTTTCATTTTTACTATTAATAATATATTATTATGTAATATACCCAGACGAAACGGCTGGTCTCAAACCCCATTCACACGGACTAATCAGCCTCCAAAAGGGGGGGTCTTGAGTTTCTTTCTCTGTTTGATCTATAACATTCTTTATTACATAAGCCTTGTTACAATCGGCTTTTCCTTTTATAGATTTATCAATTTCATATGAATTCCGGCAATTTTTTTGTTCGCCATTACTTGCCTTTTGCCACATTGCAATTGCTATATTCCTGTCTCCAATGTTTTGCTCAGTCATGTCCATATAGCCGGCGCTTCCGTTGTTGCACGTCATCTTGTCGTCTTTGGCGCTACTTCGTAGAGCAAAAGCAACAATAGTTGCAATTGCAATCAAAAACAAAAATGTTATAACTAAATATGACAAAACGTTTATCATATACACTTACATATAAAATTATTTTTGTGTTGCGCAACTAAACATTTTTTTTATTGTTGAACAAAAGTTATGGAATATAACGCAATCACTGCTTGCGATTCTTGTATCTCAATCACATCATTTTTACTCACATTTATTGTCACAGTAGCAGACGTCGAAGTAGTTTCTGAGTGTAGAAAGCCGTTTACATATATCTGGACACTTTCATTATTATTCCACAGGCAACCGTAAACTATTGTGAATTTTCCGATTGCATCGGCTGTAAGTTTAAAAGTGCCAATGGCGGCGGCGGGATCGGTGGCTTCGTAATCCCAGAAATTGATTCCTCCGGCGTCTGGCGTGTAAGCCGACACATTTAGATGATGTTGGAAATTAGAATTCGAGTTCGTCGCCTGAACTTGAATAAAATTCGGAACTGTAATCTCTGCAAGATTCATGTAGTTTGATACTGATGTTGAAAATCCCCACAATTCGATTACGTCCCCGCCGCTTACAGTTCCAGTCCCAGAAGACACCGTTGTATCACCGTTTTTGTAATATGAAGGTCTCTCCGTCCCACCAATCGAATCATTTACGTCAAGTGTAATGGTATTGCCACTTATATTAAAGCTTATGCCTAAATTTTCTCCCTGTGAAACGCCATTATTGGACAAGAAATATCGTTTAATAGAAGATGTTGAATTGCTTTCATCTAAATCATATGTGTTTCCTGCTCCTCCCCACGGTCCGGCACTAATTGGAATTATGGTTGGTGCAGATGTCGGACCTACCAAAAACTGTGGAGACAGTGATGGAAAATTGGCGGTTAAATCGGCCTGAGCAAATTCAACCGTCTTATCTGTATAAGCCGAAAAATCAATTTCATAAGTGGGAAGTTCAGTCCCTATAAAATAACACGCACTATGATCCTGAACCCACTGCAGAACGCCATTTCTTAATTCACACGTAAGATTAAACGACGTCGGCCCGTCGGCTTGGCCGTCAAGCGTAAATCCTTCGGCGCACGACACGGCGAGAACGTCGCCCTCAAGACCAGGATCTAGAGAAATTGTCGTTGGGCTATTGTCAAGTTCAGCCCAATTTCGAAAGCTGACTTCAAAGCGCTCGGTGTTTGTCAAGTCGTTGAAGCGAACTACAGAAGCGTCCGCCAAAGCTTCCGAAAGCAAACCCACGCTCAAATTAGCATAAGTTCCCTCCTCAGCGAGGACATCGGTGTGCAACGACGTTGAAACTACGTCCGACTCGCCTAGACTGACATAATTTGCGGCCAGATAGGAAACAATTTCTGTATCAGACATTTCTTGCCACACAATGTCGAATTGTTTGTAGTCGTAATTCATGTGGCCCCAACTGCTCGGGGAATCGGCGTGGTAACGCTGGTTTGTGCCGTTAATTCCGACGTAAAAATTGCCTGTCCAAGTAATGTAGCCATTCATTATTCCCTCAAATAAAACCGTCGGTGTCCCGCTTGACACGTCGTAGCATCTCAAAGCGCTTCCGTAGCTTGCGCCGGTCGTATATACGTAAACGTAATCCTTTTCCTCTTCCAGGTTTAAGTAACTATTCTCGATATCAACTCGGCCACTTGGATTATCAGGAAAGGTTGACTGTTCTTTTGCAACTTTGAAAAATATAGTATCATTACTTATTCTAGCGTAAACAAGTTCACCTTGTGAACCACTATTGCTGTTACACTGCCGTTCCAGACTAAAAAGGATACGATGTGTCGCAGGGTGGATGTTTGAGTCATATTCGATTAAGCAATTATTTGGATCCCCGGCGGGCACTTTCACCTTAAGAAAGAAAGAAGCACCGTCGTTCAATCTTTGCCCAGCCGAAGCGGTTATTAAAGAATATGATTGACTCATTTCTTTTCCGGTAGTTCCATTGCATCTTAACATTTGTTGGACACCAGGCAAGATGTCTTCCCCGTAGGTAATAGCAGCGGAAATAGATGATTGTGCAGGCGACGACGCTACTTCAACAAGTCCTGCTGGGTTCCAGCCGATGGTCGGCAACTTGATCAGGTTTGAATCTGCTTTTACACTGTCGTCGTCCGTCGCCACTAGTCGCGTGTACTGAAGGGCTTCTATGCGACCAACGTCCGAGTCGTCCGCGTTGTTGATTATCATTTTGTTGACGGCGATAGGCCGCAACAAACTATTTATTTTACTATCAAAATTATCATTTTTGCGAAAATCACGAGGACTCCCTACGACATCTACGGCGCCATTATAGTCTGATACTAATTGTGATTGTGAAGTATAAGCATCTGGCGCAACGCCGTTATTTTGTCCCGAAGCAGCAGTATATTCATATTTTCCACTGTTTTCTACATATGTTCCATCCAAAGTAACTTTTATATAACTGTAATATGTGCTGTGAAAAGAAGCTACGATAATGTTATCGTCAGATTCATCTAAGGTCCAATATGATATATCTGTCCAAATCATTGACGAACCCGTCCCCAATTCACCAAGATTATCTGTTCCAAACTTAAAATTAGCCATAGTTATGCTTCCCAAATCAACGACTATTGCGACGGGGTTTTGGGGCGTGGAAAGAGGTGTTTCGAAATACGTGGACGCATCGCCGTCCGTCATGTTGGACGCTGGATACAACGGAGCATTTGAGTCAACTGGTGGATCAAACGCAGCATCAAGACTATCTGTGTCCGTAAAAGCTTGATTGTATATTTTTAGTTCGCCAACAGTACCGTTATACGCGAAGCCCGGTTTATTGGGACAATTTCCCAGTAAAAAGTCTTCGTGCGAAGAATCAAGTGTTGTGTTCAAAGCCGCGGCCATCTGCACGCTATCCATCGCCCACGCCCCACTAGACGGGTCCTTGAGAAAGAGGTAAAGCGTATTGTTACTTCCTTGGTAACTAAAAGCAATTGTGGTAGTTACATTAGAATCAATGAACAATTCGTCAGAAAACTTATCGTTTCCCTGTGCTATTACGCCAAATGAAAATTTGTTTGCGGGCGGATTATGATGAACTGTTGAAAGAGAGACGCCAAATAACTGGTGACCTGCTACTTTTCCGTACCCGCATATAAAATAGATCCAGTCGGAGCTGTAGTTGGGAGAACCGGGTTGTATGTTGATTGTCATTATTAATGTCCTATCAGCATTTCCCAATATGCCTGCGGCGCTTACGTCGAATTGCGAACTCAAATCGATAGTCGTGCTTCCGTTAAAAGTTGTTCCCGTCGCATCATATTCGAAAACGAGGCCAGGACTCGGTGGTGGGACGTAGGCAGGGTAGGTAAATATTGAAGATGGACTTACAATGTTACCATCCCTATCTTCAAAT